TACTTTCTGACATTGACAAATCATATAACATCCCTTATATTAATGTCAATAGAAAGAAGAAAAATATTATGAATTATAAGTTTAAGACTAAGCCATATGCGCACCAGTTAAAGGCATTAGAAATGTCATGGGAAAGACCTTTCTTTGCATATTTTATGGAGATGGGTACAGGTAAATCTAAAGTATTAATAGATAATATATCTATGCTTTATGACAATGGTAAAATCAATGGTGTCCTAATTGTGGCACCAAAAGGTGTAGTAAAAAATTGGTATGAGGGTGAGATACCAACACATATAGTTGACCACATAGATTATAAAAGTGTTTTGTGGCAATCATTAATAAATGCAAAACAACAAAAAAAATTAGACACTTTGTTTGAAACAGGTGAGGATCTACATATATTAGTTATGAATGTAGAGGCTTTGTCTACAAAGAAAGGTGTAGCGTTTGCAGAAAAATTTTTAAACTCTCATAGAGCTATGATGGCTATTGATGAATCTACTACAATAAAAAACCCAAATGCAAAACGTACAAAAAATATTGTAGGTATTGGTAAGCTTGCAACTTACAGGAGAATACTTACTGGTTCTCCAGTAACTAAATCACCATTGGATTTATACAAACAATGTGAGTTTTTAGAGGATGAATTATTAGGTTTTAATTCTTATTATGCATTTAGAACTAGGTATGCTGTTATGAGAACGGCAAACTTTAGTGGTAGGTCTGTACAAATTGTGGTTGGTTATAGAAATCTAGATGAGCTGTCAGAAAAACTAAAAGCATTCTCTTATCGTGTATTAAAAGATGAGTGTTTAGATCTACCAAAGAAAACATTTATGAAGAGAGAAGTTATGTTAACGGAAGAGCAGGCCAAAGCATACTTACAAATGCAGAAGTTAGCTCACGCTCAAATGAATGGTAAACTAATGTCTACAGCTACAGTATTAACTCAACTTATGAGATTGCAGCAAATAACTTGTGGTCATTTTACAGCTGATGATGGCACCATACATGAGATGCCTAATAATAGAATCGGTGAGTTATTAGATTTATTATATGAAATAGAGGGCAAGGTTGTTATATGGGCCCAGTTTCAAAGAGATGTTAGTAATATATTAACAGCTCTTCATAATGAATTTGGGGAGGGTTGTTATGTAGATTATTATGGACTAACACCACAAGAAGAACGACAAGATAATATAAAAAAATTTCAGGACCCTGATTCCGGAGTCCGGTTCTTTGTCGGAACTACACAGACTGGTGGTTATGGTATTACACTTACGGCTGCTAGTACTATGATATATTACTCTAACGGGTATGATTTAGAAAAACGACAACAGTCAGAGGCTAGAATAGATCGTATAGGTCAAGAAAAACCTATGACATATATAGATATTATATGTGAAAATACTGTTGATACTAGAATAGTAAAAGCTTTGCGTAAGAAAGTTGATATAGCTACACAGATAATGGGAGAGGAATTAAAAGAATGGATTTAAGACCTGGTGTAATTATAAGATTTGGATTGTGGATTAGTCTTGTGTTGTGTTTGCTTTGGTATTTTTAAATAAAAATATCTTTTGCGTTACCTATAATAGGCTTGTATTTTGTTTTACCCTCTGATCTAAACGCATGTAAATAAGAAGCTCTTGGAGTTCCCTCAATATAGCTGCAATGTATCCACCCACTGTTAGGTTCACCTGGAGTGTAGAACTCGAGGATGAGCTGGTCATACGGGAGCTCTCTTTTAATCCAATCAGCAAGCTCAACATTGTCTACACCTGGACATTCAAAATCCGCCGCCTCAGCTTTTGCATGTTGGCTATTCCGACTCGATCCTATGGCAATACATAAATCCTCACTACGGAATCCGCTGGTCACCTTGACTCTGCCGAAATGATCACGCACTGGCTGCAAAATATTTTCACACAATACTTTTAATTTTTCTACTTGTTCTGCATTAGGGTTGTTGTTGATGCCCTTCCTGATAGCAGTGTCTGATTTAGTAAGCTCTGAGAGAGTGAAGTTCCGTGTCAATTCCATTATAGTTTTCCTCGTAGTTCTTTTAAATATTTTTCGTTTTCTTCTTGTTCTATTTCTTCTGGGGTTTTTTGAATTTTATTTATAACGTAATAGGCAATTGTAGCACCGATGCATATTGCACCCATACCATAAAAAAACATTCCAATACCGAAACCAAGTGTCATTATTTCATATAGTTCATGACTAAAGCTAGAATCATTGATCCCATTCCAGCTACAATCATGTATTCAATTCTTTTAATACGTTCTCTCATTTCTTTTATTTGTTCGAACGTTTGCTTTTGCATAATTCTGCAAAGTTTTTCATGCGCTTCTATTTTTTGTAATGCCGATTTCTTAGTCATAATTATCCTGTTGGAAACAATATTTGCAGTTTTTGCGCTGTTGTCAAGTTAGAAAAAGACCCTGCTGCATTAGGGTTATTAACTATATTTGCATCAATACCTGGTAAATTTAAGGTTTGTGGTGTTGCAGGTGTATCTTGTACAATAGGTAATAGTGGGTTTTCTATAAACGGAAACTCAGGTTCTAATAAAGAAGTATTAGATAATTGTTGTCTTATATTTGCAAGCGCATCAAACGCACCAACTAATGGATTGGGTTCACCAATCTTTGCAGCATTTTCTGCAAATGCTTGTTGTATTTCTGTTGATATGTTTATTGGTCTAAATATATTTTGATTGATTGATCCAATTTCTATGTTAGATAATCTATCTGTAGAGGTTTGTAATCCTGACTGCGTAATTCCTAAAGTTCTTGCAGCATCTAAATCTAATTTAAAATTTTTTCTTACACCAAACAAAGCTCTGTTAGCATTTATATATGCATCTACAATTTGACTTGGATCAATAGGTCCACCACGTAAAGCTTCTCTAGTAAATAACTGTCTAGATTCTCTGACACCTCTTTGATAGTTTGCAACTTTAAATTTTAAAGTTCTATCTGGATTTACCTTTACAGTTCTAAAACCAAACAAACCGGCAAACTCGTCACCAAACTCATACGCTTGTCCAAATTTATCAAACTTACCTTTTTGTAATACATCCACAGATTCAATAGATTGATCTAGTCTTTTTAATTGATTAAGTGAGAATGGCATTTGTGCTTCTACTAAGTGGCCCATAATTTTATATGCTTTATCTCCTGCTGTGTCTTGTGGATTAAATACTTGAAAGCCATCTCTAGTTCTACCACCTCTAGCTATAATATCTGCTACAGCTTCCGTCCAAATAGATTCAGATATAAATGGTTGTGCAAACTCTTTCATAGATCCAAACATACCTGCAATAAAATCATCCATAATACCGTCTTCATCAGTTCTACCATCTGCTACAGAGTTAATTACTGTTTGAATAGGTCTAACTAATGTATCGTATGCATTAGCATGACTAAAGTCTATGTATTTAAAATCACCATTTTCGTCTTTTATTGGCAGTAGTGTTGAGTTTTTTGACCAGTCAGCTACATATCTTCTAAGTGCTTCTCTCTCTTCATCTGTCACGTCATATAGTGCAGCAAACGCTTCTGCTGTTGCAGCAGGCACAGCTAAAGTAGTTGCACCCATACCAAACAATCTAGTGTATCCTATAGCTTGAAAAGGTTTTACAATTGTTCCATCTGCAAGTTCAATTGTTTCATTTATTTCTCTAAGACCACGTCTTACAATATTAGTTCCTGTTCTAGCTATTTCTGCAGGAAACGATACGAAGTTACCAACAGGTAATTTTCTTAAACCTTTTACAAAATCAGATACATAATCATAATTTGGTATATTGTTTTTAACTATATCTGCCGCTTCTTTTTCTAAAAAATCATTATCAAATACTGTGTCTATTCCATTTCTTTTAAACGTTTGTCCTTTTGTTAATCCAGCATTTGTTAAACTTTTTTCTAATCTTTTTTGTTCCATAGCCCATGATGCTATTTTCCAAAAGTCATCTTCAGCTGTGTATAAGTCTTGTGATACTGCTTTTATTTTTGACAATGGTTTTAATAACATTCTAAAACCTTTATCGGCCGTCATTGTTTCACCAAAGTTTACATCTTCAAGCAGTCTTGTTAAGTCTCCCAATCTTACGTTGTTATTTACAACACCTAGTTTTAAAAGTTTTTCATATAAAGCATTTTGTTGCCTTGTTCCTTTTAAAGGTGTTTGTAATGCAGAGTAAGCTTGTTTGATAGCTTCACCATCAGGTATGATACCATTTGCTGTTGCAAAAAAACTAGCACTAACAAAGTTTCTCATGTGTGTAACTGGTGATAAAATTGTTTTAGCTACCTGTGATAAACCTTTTGGATATAAAACTAAACTTTGATACAGTTGACCCAACATCCCCGGATCCTGTTGCTTCATCCCTGTATCATACAATGCTTTAGCAACACCAGGTCTTGCAAAAAAATTTGATTCTGAAAAAGGATTTGTAGCAGCGGCTGCTTGCCCTCTTCTGTCAAGTAATTGTGTCCTTGTTTCTTTTTGAACACCTTTACCTGCAGTAACTTCTAATCTCTTACCAGGATCGATAACATCTACTATTTGATAGTCTGTACCAAATAATTCTCTAGCTTCATCTTCACTTCTAGCTAAAAAAGGTTTTGTTTGACTTTGTCCTGATCTATATAACGCTGCAACTTCATCGTTCTTTTTTAATAAGTCTCTGTAAAACATATTACGTCTTGTAAGCATAGATAGTTTTGCAGTAGCACCTATGATTGTTTGCATAGGGTTTCTTTGTTTACCAAACAATTCTTCAAATACTTCTCTATCTGCTTTTGATTTTATTTCACCAATAGATACAAGTGGCTGTGCAGTTCTTCTTGTAAGTGTTTCATCTAATACAGTTCTGTTAACAAAAAAGTCTGGCACTTTAAATATAACATCAGAAGGTTTATCTAATCTAAAACCTTTAGGTAGGTTAGGATCTTTCAATGCATTAGCTACTATTGTCTCTGCTTCTAAGTCTGTAAGATTTCTACCTGCTTCTTTAGCACTTTGTTTAAACACTGTCTTTGCTCTTTCAATCGCTTCTCTTGTAGGTGTGTATGCGAAGAAAGGTAGTATACTTTTGTTTTGAAATATATCGTAGGTTGAACCAATGTAGTTTTTAAATTTATTACCAAATAATTTTTTAAATTCTGTTATTTCATTCTTACCTAACGTTCTTCCTAAATTAGAAAACAAGTCAGCCCACCTATCTCTAATACTAACTAAACTACCAAAAATAGTTCCAATAGTATCTTCGTCTACATCAAGTGCTTTTAATTTTTTAAGTAATGCTTCTTTTTTTGTTTGATCTAATGCACCAAATTTTGCATAACCAAGGTCATCTATTTGCGCATCACCTGATAATAACAAGTCATTAATTTCTTTTAATAACTCATCTCTTTTCTTTTGATTAACTCTGTTACCTATGTTTCTAAATGGAGGAAATATTTTATCTATAGATATATCTAATTCTCTAGATATATTTTTTGCTGCTACAGCATCAGCGGATCTTTCACCTATATTAGTTCTTTCTACATCAAAAAACTCTTGTGTCTTACCACTTCTAGCCCTGAACCCTGATGCAATCTTATCTATAAATCTATCAATCTTATCGTTTGAATCTGTAATATTTTTGTTTCTATTAGTTAGTTTTTTAATAACTTTACCAGTGCCACCAATTAATCCTGTAAACAATGCACCTTCAGTACCAAACTTAACTCTGTTTAATAGATCTGTTAGAGGATCGTCAGTTTCTCTATCTACCTCTGTAGGTCCACCAATAAGATCTCCGAATGTACCTATTTTTTCTACGTCACCAACAAACGTTGCTTCACCAACACCGCCTCCTAATGCACCACCAATAAATCTATTTGTTGCGCCTTTTAAATTTAAATTTGCAACATCGTCAGCTAATTTTTTTACTTCACCTGTAGCTTTAAAATACTTACCTCTATTTGCAGCTTTCATAGCATCGACTGCAATTTTAGATCCTATTCTAAAACCTGCAGTAGCAGGTATACCAATATTGATTAATGCTTCTGTTATCTGACCAGCTACAGTTGCTTCTGCTTTTTCATCTAATGTTGTAAGATCGTCAAAGAATGCTTCTACTCTAGCTGCCCTGTTTTGATCGACACCTAAATCTAATAATGTTGCACCTAATGAAAAGAAACCTTTTGGTATTGCAAGAAGACCAGAACCTACACCGGCTAATACAGATTCAATTGTACCTACTTTATTATTATCTTCCGCAGCTATATTTAATTCTCTTAACGTAGCCATAAGTTACTCCTAACCTATTATACTATCTAAATCTATAGGGAATGCGTTTCCTTCTTCATCAATTCTAATTGCTTTTTTATTTACGATATAGATCCCTGCATCTAATGACGCACCTTTAGTTATTTCTTGTAAGTAATCTATCTCATCTTTATTTTCGTTATTTTTTTCCCACTTCTGATATTTATCATCTTTTACTATGTCTTTGATATCAGTGCCTTTAGCTCCAACTAATCTGCCTACAGTATCACTTGTTAATGTTTTTCCTTCGGCAACTATACTAGCTATATTATCAGCGACAGAAGTCATACCAGATAATTTTTTAGCTAATGGATCGTCTGGATTATTTCTAATATACTCTACTTGTTCTGCAAATGCTGATGGTTTAGTTAAATTAATATCTTTTTGAATCTCACCTTTGAGAACTGCAGAATCAATTGCTTTCTTAAGATCAGCAGATTTATCTAAATTTTTACCGATAGCCTGTATAAGTCTATTTTGTAAAGCACCTGATTTAATAGAACCTTTAAGATCTGCACCCTCTTCAGATACAATTCTGCTGGCATCTATTAATGAATCATAGACAGAATCTTTTTTCATTTTATCTAGACCCATCATTTTATAGTATCTATCTTTTGTTTCTTGAATTCTATCTTCGTTTATCTGTTGTTTTTCTGCATCTGATTTACCACCAGTACCACCTGTATCAGGAGAAGGTACAACTTTATCTTTATTTGGATCACCACGTTTTATACCTGTGCCTTCTTCTTTTACTTCAAGAGGCTGTTCGTCTGGACCCAATGCTTTAAATCCCATGTACCCAAGGCTACCTACTGTTAATGGAGACTTAGCAAGACCTGTTCCTACTTTTTTAACAGCACTACCTATTGTACCAGATCCAGAAGCTACTGCTCTTATTGCTCCAGCTTCAGGTGATTGTAAAAAATATTTACCTAATCCAGTCGGATTAAATTTTAAAGACTGTCCTGTTATATTACTTGCTATCGTTTTAGCTCCACCTGCTCCTGTGGTTGTAATAGGTTTACCAAAGACATTTCTCATAGCAAATGTACCTAATGGTCTTAATGCCATTCTTGCTCCTTGACCCAATAAAAACATCAAAGGTAATGCATACCCTTGACGACCACTTGCATCTGTAGGTGCTAATGGACTACCAACAGTGTTAATAGCTTGTGGTTCTTTCATGCCTTGCATGATACCCTCTTTGATAGGGCCACCGTATCTAAACATTGGTCTATTTAATGGTCTCATATCTTACCTAAATTTTCCGAACAGTCCGCCAATACCTAGAGCTGTACTTAAAGCTGTAGAGAATGGACTAGGAGAACCAGCTGGTAATGGTGCTGCTTGACCAAATCCTGATAATCCACTTAATCCTGCTCCAAATTGTTGAAGTCTTTGTAAAGGTTCAAAAGCTGCAGTTCTAGCTGCGTCTGTATCAGCTCCTAATTGTGCTTGTGTAATACCTTGTCTAAATGCACCTAGTTGACCTAAATTAGCTACATCTGCAGCTCTACCTGCTTGTTGAAAATTAGATAATGCAAATTGGTTTTGTGCCAATCCTGCTTGTTGATTTGCTAATGCAGCTCTTTGTGCTGCTAATGCTTGTTGTTGTCCAAATGCTTGACCTCTTCTTGCTGCTGCATCTGCAAAACCTTGTTGTCTTAATTGTGCTTCAAGTCCTGCTCTACCCAATGCAGTGTCGGCCATAAACTGTCCTTCTAATGCACCTTGTCTACCACCACCAAACGCACCAAACTGTGATGCAGCGTCTGATATTTGTTGTAGACCACCTTCTCGTGATCTATCAAACTGTCTTAATGATTCGTCAATGACTGCTTGTTGATACGGTGATTGAAAAGATGCAATTGATCCAGCCCCGGTCCCTGCTCCCGTGCCCATGAATTGTCCGAGTCCTGAAATATCTTGCCCAACCTGTCCAAGGGTCTGTCCACCCTGTGTTATGGCTTGTTGAGCTGATGTTAAAAATGGTTGAAAACCACCAATACCTTGTGTTGCAAGATTGATAGCTTGTGTCTGTAATGGGTCCTCACCAGCAACAAACTGACGACCTGTAAATTTACTTGTATCTATAGGTGCAGAAGTTGCAGCCGTTAACTGCTTGGCGTAATCCTTGGCGGTTTCTTCTAAATAATCTGGTAATGCCATTATGCTAATCTACCCTCCAACATTTGTGCTTGATCGAACATTGCTTGTGCAGGATTTTCTTTTCCCTGAGATTCTTCAGAAATCA